CTACAATTTTTGCAATTCATCTAGCGCTTTTTGCGTCTCAATACTTCTTTTCTTATCAAGCAAGTGAGTATAAACTGACAACGTGATATTAACGTCAGCATGACCTAATCTCTCACTGACGTATTGAATGGCGATGTCTTTAGACAACAAGTAACTAGCATGTGTATGCCGTAAACCATGGAACGTTATTATCTTACTATCGTTCTTCTCTAAATATCGCCTTAGTTGCTTGTTCACGGCATTGTTGGTCGGTGGTAGACCAGTTGTGCTTTCAAAGGAGTAACGATCACCAAACGTCCAACTTTTAGCTAATTCCATGATGTCATGCGGCATATCAATGACACGGTTCGAAGTCTTTGTTTTCGTAGCTTTAAATTCTTGGTCATTTGCTTGCCACGACTTGTTGATATTTATCGTGTTGTTCTCAAAGTCGAAGTCATCTTTTGTTAGTCCTGCTATTTCAGCGTAACGAGCGCCTGAATAAATAGCAATCAAAATCATGTGGCTAGTTGTTGCATCGCTTTCTTTTACTGATTGGATAAGTTTTTCAAGTTCGTCATTTTCAAGAAATTTTAGATCGCTGCTCTTGCTTTCTTTAGCAGCATAAGTTTTAGCATTTCTTGTAAAGTCCTTGCTGATATAGTCTTCATCAACAGCATATCTAACGAACGCGCTGATGATGTTTTTAACATGAGACACAGACGACCATACATGGGTAGCGCCATAATCATTGATAAGTTTTTGAAAGTCGGCTGATGATATTTCCGACAAGTACTTATCTGGCCAGTAAGTTCTGATTACTTTTGAAATGGCGGTATACCACGCTTTACTCTTAGTTTCCAGTTGTGGTTCTTTGAAAACAGCGTACCACTCATCGAACATATCGCCGATGATACCGTCTTTTTTTGTCAATTGGTTGTTTATTTTCTGGTTTTCGATACCAATAGCCCATTTGTTAGCTTCCGACTTTGTACCAAACCCTGACTTAGTTTTTCGTTTTCTTTTACCGTCTTGAATAACGAAAACGTTCGCCGTCCAAGTCTTACCGCGTTTGTATATTGACGCCATATAAAAAAGCCTCCTTTAAAAAGGGGCTTACATCTGTTATAATTTAATAGAACGCCCCGTGCGTTTATGTCATACAGCACACCCTGTTCTTAGTCCGATGGGGTGTGCTTTTTTCATTTACAATGTTTTACTTGCTAAAATTTGTTGTACTTCCGTCAACGCTTGACCCTTTTTAAAATTTATTCTTTCAGAAGGTTCAACTTGACCCGATATCCATATTTTTACTTCTCCGTCCAAATCAAAGTGACCGCTTGTTTCAGTAGAAAACTTTGAGATAGAACGATAGGCGATAGATTTATACTCAACCTTTTTCGCAGTTAAACCTTGTTTGTCGGATAAAATTAATCTTTTATTAGTAAAAATAACTAAATCACGAACTAATTTAAAAGCATATTCTATGTTTTCCCCATCGATTAACAGGGGTGACACTTCACTAGTGACACTTTCTATTGATACTCCGGAAGCATTTCCAATCAGCCCATTTAATAATCCCATAATAAATCTCCAACCCATTTTTGCGTGGATAGTGCACGTATATGTACGCCCGGGAGGGCATGAATTATTAAACGTTGTATTCCTTTTCACCGATAGTTTTGAAATCAGCGTTGTTAAATTTAACCGTGACAGGGTTATCATTTTCTAAAGTAAATACCATAGCCACGGGAACTGTTTTCTTACCTAGCAACTTATCGTTTAGTGCATCTTCTTGCTGTTGGATAGGGCTGTTACCGTTATCGTCGAGCTTGACCGTTCCGGGAGTTAAGTCTTTGTTTGCTGTATCAGTCTTTTGGAAGGCGTGCATTACCATGTAGATGTTAGAAGGATCTTGTTCTTCATCGGTGTTATTAGTAACATCTGCATAAATAACCAATACTTTCTTACCGTCTTCAGAAGAATCTAACACTTCTGCCTTGGTTAACTTATAAGTCATGGCGCCGGCTGAAAATACGTCATTTTTAAACGCCCATTCATTCTTCGCTGGATCTTCTGAATTTTCAGAAGTTTTGTCAGTGGCTTTTTCAGATTTAGACTTCTTTTCGTGAGAAGACGAGTTGTTGCCAAACGCATCATCTATTTGCTTACTATAATAGCTTTGGGTAACAAGAACGAAAATGATTGACAAAACACTGATAACCGTACCGATCAGAGCCAATGTTTTCCTTGATTTTTTATTAGTAACGATTGCGATTATACCGATTACAGCACCAACAACACCAAAGACAAATGCCAGATTGTTAACGAATGGCATCCATGAAAAAATCAGTCCAACACCTCCAAAAACGATTGACAAAATACCTAAAATTTTCTTCTCCGTCATATCATAAAATCTCCAAAGCTTTTTATTGTGGACGCTCGGCACATATATGTACACCGCATCTGCGGTTTAGAATACGACAACGCCGAAGATTGACAGTTCGTGTTCTTCATCGATTAGCATGTCTGGGTACTTTTTGTTTAATGATACGAGGCGTGCGCCGTGTTCATCTCGCATGAACTTCTTGACGAATACCTGATGATCATAATCAGCAATAACGAACTGACCGTTACGAGCTTCATTAGTCTTTTTAACGAATATGATTTGCTTATCTTCAAATGTCGGTTCCATTGAGTCGCCATTAACAACAACTGCGAAATCGTGTTCAGGAACAGCGCCATCGTAGTCAACTAATTCAGGTGTGCCATCAAGTAGATATTCACCAGTACCAGCAGAGACAGCACCGTAGACGCTAACTTGTGTACGCGTTGGTGTAGGGAACTTGATGACGTTATTTTGTTCATTGTATTGTTGCTTTGTAAAATTGTAAACAGCTTGTTGACGGTTGGCATCTAGTGAATCGTACATACTGATAACCTTGTCACGAATACCGTCGTCAGAACTTAAATCCTTATTCATCAAGTCTGTTATTGAAACACCGAATATTTCAGCAATATCGTTAAGCACGCCGATCTTTGGTGTATATTTTCCTTTTTCCCATTCGCTAACAGATGATGAACTCTTGCGTCCTAGCTTGATAGCCAAGTCGATTTGATCCATTCCGTTTTTCTCGCGTAGGTATCGTAGGTTATTTGCAAACATAATTTTGTCTCCGTTTTTCTATACCTATTATTATACAACGTTTCGGAAAAAATGAAACACATTTCTTGAAGATAATTTCGGAAAAACTGAAATTTGTTGTTGACTTCGGAAAAACCGAATTGTATAATAAGATTATCGAAAGGAGGTGATTCGATGTTAGCAAATAAACAGGCACTTTTCGACATTCGGATTCAAAAGCGTTTAACCCAAAAGGATTTAGCTCTTGCATCCGGATTGTCTGAACGAACAATCAACACTTACGAATCGGATATTGATAATTTACGCAATGCACGATACAAAAATGTTGAGAAAGTCGCAAACGCACTCGGTGTATCAGTGGATGAAATTTTTTTGTCTACCATTTCGGAAAAACCGAAACAAACCGCATAGAAAGGAGGCGATAACATGAGGTATCTGTTAATAGCGATATTAGTGATTAATGTTATCCACATTATTCAGATTGAGATCATCAATCATAAGTAGCCAGGAAAGGAGGTGAGATAGATGGGAAAAGAAAAACTATCAAAGAGAGATGTTGTAAATCTCACTTCGATAGCCAGAAACGGAAATAAAACTATTCATGAACGAGTCGAAGCGTTGAATAGATTATCTAATTCTTCTTATTTTCATAATAAGAAACAAAAGCATTCACTAATTCATCGTGTAATTGAGAAAGTAATTCACCTTGTTTAGAACGTTCACCTATTTTTTGGCGTTTTAAAAAAGAGACTGTTGTCTCAAGAGATGCCAATCTTATTTCTAACTCAGATTGACTAGGAATTTTACTAGACATAAATAGACTCCTTTAATTTATTTCAGCCCTCACTGCTGATAAACAAAGGATAGCACTTAAATCACATTAGAGCATTAGAAGTGAGAGTTTGCGACGAGCAACAATAATCAGTCCACGAGTGTCCGACAACAAAAAAACACTCAATTTAATGAGTGCCTGTATTACCAAGAGAAGCAATTCCGGCAATTCGAGTGGTGTCGAATTTAGGAAGTGCAGAAGTTGTAAGTTTGCTAATGCGTTCTGCTTGTTCACGAACAAGTTTACTATTTTCGTTAATTGTCTTTGAAAGAGTCTCACTAATCATTGGGTTGTTCATAGCAAGTCCTCCATCAATTTTGTTAACTAATTCAGCAATCTTAAGACTCTTTGTATTCGTTTGTTACCGTACCGGCTTTTTATCCGATACTTCTACATGTTGCCATGTAGTTCAGCATATATTTTCAACTCTTGGAGTTGTCGGGCGCTCGTGGGCTGATTATTGTTAGCACTCACAACCTATGCGTTGCACTTTCTACTAATTGTTTCAGCTGATCAGTAGCTTAGCTCAGGGTTATCTCATAGAGATTTTCCTTGAATTCACCCGATGCAACCTACACATCACTGCATAAGCGGGCGATACAAAACTTATTTTAACACAAGAAAGGAACAGCAACATGAACGAAGTAACAGTATTTAACTTTGAAGCGAACGAGGTTCGCACAGTAATTATCGAGAAAGAAGCGTGGTTCGTCGGTAAAGACGTAGCTGACGCATTGGGTTATTCAGCATCCCGCAACGCATTGTCAAAACATGTTGATAGTGACGATAAGCTGACGCATCAAATCAGTGCGTCAGGTCAAAAGCGAGAGATGGTTCTCATCAACGAATCAGGTGTGTATTCACTTATCTTTGGTAGCAAGCTAGATAGCGCCAAGCGTTTCAAAAAGTGGGTCACGTCAGAAGTGTTGCCAGCAATTCGCAAGCATGGCACATACATGACGGATCAGATAATCGAAGATGTCTTAACAAATCCAGACACTATCATTCGATTGGCAACAGATTTAAAGAATGAACGCAAAGAAAAACTCATGCTTGCACAACAGGTTACTGAATTGAAGCCCAAAGCTGACTACACGGACTTAATTCTATCTAACAAGACGTTAGTCACAATCACTTTTATCGCAAAAGATTATGGTATGAGCGGACTAGCAATGAACAAGTTGCTGGATGATTTAGGCGTCCAATACAGTCAATCAGGCGTGTGGTTGTTATACGCAAAGCACCAAACAAAAGGGTGGACACAATCAGAGACAACCGAGGTCGTTAAGAAAGACGGTTCGAAGAAACTTGTGATGAACACCAAGTGGACACAAAAGGGACGACTTGGCTTGTACGAACTATTAAAAGACAACGGATACTTGCCATTGATTGAGCAAGACCAACCAGCTTAGGAGGTGCACATGAACGAAAAAACGATATCATCGCAGTTGACGACAATATCGTTTTAGTAAGTTGGTTAATTTAGAAATGTTAGAAACCAACGAATCAATGAGTTGAATCCTACCCAAGAGTAATGAGCTACCGGGGACCAAACTAGGATGGATAATATCTCATCTAGCAAGCTTTTTCCTGAAAAGCGCAGAATGGAGACAATATGCTTGAGAAGTATCTGGAAGTGATTGGTAGCGGTGTTTGTATCGGAGTTCTGCTTGAATTTATCGAAGTTTTTCTCATAGAAATCGCTATCAGGACTAAAAAAATCCGGTGGGCTTACTGGATTATTAGTTGCTTGGACTTCATGGTACGTCATATTTTGCCTACGCAAAATCTCAGACGTGCTCAATGGGCGAGGTATAGAAACACTGTTCATGGTTTTCATAATACTCGAAATCACCGCTGAATAGTTCATAGAATGCTCTCTCATTACTTTTGACATCGAATTCAGGGAATTCCTTATACTGATCCGTGAAATTTCATTTATCGCTGTCACATAGTCAGCAATGGCTGAATGTGAGGCTCTTTGAAAGCTAGCAACGCTTTCAGTTAAGCGAGCTAAATAAATTTTCGGCATCGCGTATTGAAGAGTAATTGACGGAATACTCATTTTATAAATGTCATTCATATAGTTTTATCCTTTCGTTTTACTAGGCAAATGAGCCAGTGATTTAAGAATAGCACTTAGACAATTTAATCACATTAGAAAAAGGGGGCAACACATGGCAATGTTTGAAAGCAGGAGCTACCTGCAAAAAGAAATCATCGATAAGAATCATCTCGACATGCACTTAGCAACATTTTATAAATTTCTCAAACGTGAGAAAAACTTTCCAAAGCCATTCTTTGTAAGTGGCAACCGAAAGAAATGGGACGGCACAGCAATTCAGTATTGGCTTGATAAGAAGTCAGGGAGGTGACACATGGGACTTTGGGTAACGCAAGTTTTTGGACTGGTATTCTTTACTATCGCAGTAGCATTTCTTAGCTTCAGTGTTGGCTATCAAATGCGGAAAGACGAGGAACGTCATGAGCGTAAGCGACGCAGTGGAATTTTATAAACCGGATGCAGCATACCAAAATGTGACTTGGCATCTGGATTTGGTAAGTGAATTAGACTTTACAAAAGAAGCGTGTGAGTTCGACTCACATGAAGATGCACAATCCGCATGGCAAGACAATATCGACTTAATCGAATTGAAGATTAAGCAACTGCAAACGATGCTGGATGAAGTAAGTTCACAACCGATTAGAACGGTGGTGGATTGATGAAGAGACTTAGAGAGCTACGGCTTGAAAACACTGAGACACAGCTTGATCTATCCGTTGAGTTAGATTTCGATGCACAAGAAATATCAAGGTATGAACGCGGTGTTGTCTCACCAAGTCTGAAGCGATTAATTATGATAGCTGATTACTACGATGTATCAATCGACTATCTTGTTGGGAGAACAGATGAACGTTAATTATGACCTAATGTTAGCAAACGCCAAAGGCGACCTTGCTAAAGCAGAAATTGAACTGAAGTTGTTCAAGACAAACACAAATTTGTCAATTGACGGAAAGTTGCGAAAAGACACAATCCGTGACATGACTAACTGGACACGAACACTTAAACGGCGTGTTGAGAGTTTAGAAAAGGAGATGAGAGCGTAAGTGGCACAGAGAAGAATGTTCAGTAAAAAAGTGACTGATACAGACACATTTCTGGATATGCCGTTGTCAACACAAGCATTGTATTTTCACCTGAATATGCACGCTGATGATGACGGATTCATCGACAACACTAAGACGATTCAACGAATGATTGGGTCTAGTGACGATGACAGAAAACTATTAGTCGCAAAACAATTTTTACTACCGTTCGAAAACGGCGTAGTAGTTATCAAAGATTGGCGAGTTCATAACTATATCCGCAAAGACACCTATAACAAAACGATGTACCCAAACGAGTTAGAACAGCTACAAGTCAACGATTCTGGACAATACGAAAATAAAAAATTTGTCACGTCGACGGAACGTCCACGGCTCGTAGACGACACGTTGACACAGGTAAGGTTAGGTAAGGATAGGTTAGGTAAGGATAGTAAAGATATATTGTCTGGTTCTGACGAACCCGACAGCAAGCGTATTCAAAAATCAGAACGTGATCAAATGTTTGAAACCATTTGGAAACTCTATCCAAAGAAATCTGGTAAAGCAAATGCCAAGAAAGATTTTGATAAAGCAATTAAATCAGGCGTTGATCCTGAATTGATTAAATCAAAACTTGAAGAGTATTTGAAACAAATCAAAGCCAAACAAACACCACAGCAATTCATTAAGCAGGGTTCAACTTGGTTCCATCAATCTGGTTGGGAAGATGAATATGACTTCACACCAGAAGTGCGTCAGACAAATGGCTATGGCAGACAAAAACGTGAAGCTGTAGTACCTAAATTCCTAAAAGGATAAGTTATGGACAAATGGATAGGAGAGTATGTTAAGTCAGCTATCAGTTTAAAGGCACTGGGAGTTCGCACAACAGATGAGGGACGTAGTTATGTACAAATAGATGTCCAAGAGTTGGGCGCACGTCTAAAGGCAAATGGTGGGCTTATAGAGATGATGAAGTATGTAGAGCGAACATCAGATTTTACAATCAAAACAGTATGGGAAGCATCACCAGTATCAATTCAGACATTGATCGATATGAGAGCAGAAAAAAACGCCTAACGGGTGCAACCGTCAGACGTGGGTATAAATACTTATCAGGGTAATTTATACCGTAATTCTAACAAGGAAAACGGAGAATAGCAAATGACAAATGATGTAGTGGTTAGCAACCTACAAGTAACAAAGTTAACACCAGCGGTTATTGAAGCACCAAATCTTGATGATTTAGTAGCAAATACCGATAAGATGTTAGCCAAGTATCGTGAATTTCCAGTGTCAGAAGAAAGTTACGATACGGCAAAGCAACAGCGATCAGTGTTGAATGCAACCGTTAAGGATATTGCTGACCAACGCAAAAAGATTGAAAAGGAATTATTGGGTAACTGGGCTGAGATTAAGCCAAAGATGATGTTGATTGAAAAGGCTGGTAAAGCGGCATCTGACTTGATGAAGGATCAGATGCTACCAGTCGAGAATGAACGCAAGGAACGTCGCAAGGCAGTTGTGATGAATGATGTGACGGCACTTGCTAACGATCAAGGCGTTGATTGGGCCCGCATTCAATTCAATGAAAAGTGGCTCAATAAGACATACAGCCGTAACGACATGATCAAAGAAATCGATGCGCAAATTGTTCAGCTGAAAAAAGATGATGAATTGTTAGCACTGCAAACAAACCAAATTGAGATTGAAGCAAGTGGACTAGGGATTGATCCAACGCCTTATCTCTCAATGTTGGGGCTAAGAGACTTCGCAGACATCAAATCACAGATGCACCGTGATGACGAAATCAAGAAAGCACGAGAAGAAGCACGTATCAATGCTGAACAAACCCAGAGCGAAGCATTAGCAAACGCTGAACAAACTCGCGCGGAAAACGCACAACAAGTTGGTGACAAACTGGTTGATGAAAATGGCGAATTGATTCAGACACCGCAACCAGAAAAGGAATACGATCGTACACTCTACATTATTGGTGCAACTCGTAAACAACTTAACGGCTTGGCAGACTACATGAAAGCGAACGGTATTGCGTTCAGGGGTGAGAAATGACCGAATTTAGTAATTTATACGAAGCGCTCGCCGAAACACAGAATAATATCGAGCAACCTAAAAAAGATGCTAGTAATCCAATGTTCAAATCGAGCTACGTGACACTGGATGCAGTTATCAACGCAATTGTTAAAGCGCGTAAGGCATCTGGCGCAAAGTTCTTCTTCACAAATGTTGTGGAAGACGACCACATGATCACTCGAATTATTGGGTACGATACAACGCTTGACTTAAAGGGGTCAAAAGTTGCTGACGATTTAGGTAACCGTGGGACAAACTCAGCGCAAGCAGAGGGGTCAGCCTTGACGTATGCAAGACGTTATAGCCTATCTATGGCATTTGGGATAGCAAGTGATGTTGATGATGATGGCAACGGTGCAAGTGGCTCAAATCGCAAACCAGCCACGCCTAAGACAATCTCACTGGAAAAAGTAACGTTGCTGGAAAAACTAATCGCAGATACATCACAACTTAGCGGACAAGACATGATGACATTTACGCTAAAGGCAGCAAATGTTTCGGCACTTAAGTTTGTGACAGAAGAAAACTACAAACCATTACTAGCAAAAATCACTGAATGGCATAAGAAAGCAGAGGAAAAAGCAAATGATTAATCGAGTAGTCCTACTTGGACGCCTAATACGTGATGTTGACTTGAAGTACACACAATCGGGTACAGCAGTCGGATCATTCTCATTGGCTGTGCAACGACCATTTAAGGATGCAAACGGTGAACGGAGTTCAGACTTCGTGAACGCTATCATCTGGCGTAAACCAGCTGAAAACTTCGCCAACTTTGTTCACAAAGGATCGCTGGTTGGCATTGAAGGTCGGCTACAGACACGAAACTACGAGAACAACCAAGGGCAACGTGTCTACGTTACTGAGGTTGTTGTGGATAACTTCAGCCTTTTGGAAAAGAAAGGTGATAGTCAAAATACCCAACAGCCACCAGCTGATCCATTTGCAAATAGCGACAACGGCAAAATGGAATTTGATGACTCACAACTACCGTTCTAAGAAGGTATTGCCATGAAAGAATTTCAGGCATACCCGATTAAGAAAGATGGACGAGACATTACATTCAGGTTCCGTGATGAAGAAGACGCGAATAAATTTCAGTCGACATTTAATCTGTTTAATCAGACATTGATTGAAATCCAAGTGAGAGATGACCGTGAAATCAGCGCTAAGCAACGACGGTTCATTTACGCAATGTTCAATGACATTTCAAAGTGGTCAGGCGATGCACCAGAATTTGTCAAACAATGGTTCAAACTCTCGTATGAATATTGGCAAGAATTAGATGAGTTTTCATTACGTGATGTCGAGAAATCAGTAGCAGCCGGCTTGATCACGTTCATGTTGGACTTTGTAGCTGATCATAACGTGCCACTCAGTTTCATGCCGTTAGATGCACTAGAACCAGAAGAAATAGCGCACTGGGAGTATCGGGCATTGATGGAAGGTTTTGATGTCATTGACGGTTCACGACCAGTTGAGATGGCTCACGGTGAGCATGCAGTCGGTATGGGTCGTGACCGCAACAAAATTAGCAATGTTGATAACACAGTATTCAGTCTAAGTCACACGCACCATATGGAATTGCACAAAATCGGATTAAAGGCGTTCAAGAGTAAGTACCATGTGAATGGCGTACACGTCACGGACGAGATTATCCAGCAACTAGAAAGCAGAGGAAGACGATTTGGGTCAACAAATAATCGGATTGAACAAAGTCACGCTTGATCTCACACATTTGAAGCCACTAACTTTGAATAAATATATTGAAGCAGAACGCAAGAGCAAATACATTGCTGCAAAACTAAAACGAATTGGAACAGCTTATGCACGTGGTGTGTTTCTGCAAGCCATGGTAGATGACGTGTTGTTCACATGGCCCACGAAAGTGAAGTTTGACTGGTACTTAGAAGACCGTCGTATTGATCCTGATAACTGGGCATTTACACAAAAGTTCATCTTTGATGGTATGCAGACGGCAAAGCTTCGTGGTAAAGCATTTTTGGAAAACGACAACGTGAAAAACGTCGATGGATTTGATCATGATTTCTATCTCGATAAGTTAAATCCGCGACTTGAAATTTATGAAATGGAGGCAACGCATGAAATATGACGTGAGAATTGACGGACAAACAATTGAAACTTTCGATACGTTTGAGGGAGCTAATGCGCAAGCTGATAAGCTGAACGGTACATTATCTCTCACAGCACCAGAAAAGAGAGCGATTGTGGTGGGTGACTACGGAAGGGTTGGTGATTAACATGCGAGAGATTAAGTTCAGGGCGTGGTATACGCACAGGAATAGTTTTTATATTTTCGGAAGTGAAGCTGTTAGGCTATTACTTTCAAAGCCGAACGGATCAGACGTTGTTCTCGAACAATACACAGGAATTAAAGATAAAAACGGCGTTGAAATCTATGAGGGTGATATTGTGAAAATACCACTTAACGAAGCGGCATATTCAAATAATACTGTTGCTGTTGTATCTTACGATAAAAATAGCATGTTATTAGCTGGAAGACTTGTGCTAAGCCGTATCTATACAGCGGTTGAAGTCATTGGCAACATTCACGAGAACGCAGATTTATTGGATGAAACAACATGACTAACGAATTAAATGAAAAAATATTGGATCACGAAGATGAAAATGGCAGTCATGGTTACGTGGAACACGCGTCAATAGGAAACAAAATTGTGCATGTGTTTTATGCAGATGATAATGAAGGATGTGAAAATAATGACATTTGATGAAGCTTATGAAGAACTAAAAAACGACGTCAAATATAAAAAGATAAACGCAGATGTTGTTAATTATATATTTGATAAGTTGCGTGAAGAATACGCACCAACGGTTGAGATGACGGAAGTTCAAAGAGATTTAATATTACGCAATCGAGATGAAGATAAGCTATACGAAATCATGGGTGATGAAGATGGATATTATTTTGACTCATTATATTGGGGTGTTTTAGAACCACATGAAGTTGCGCAGGCTTATTTACACCCAGAGACAATTAAGGTGGTGGACGAATGAAAGTAGTAGATACGCAGGTATTCATCGTCGGATATCGTTATTCAGATAACGATCCATGGGAGACGTCAGGATCAAGTTACAGCAACCTAGAAGATGCAGTAGCTAATGCAAACACACAGATGTTCCACATGCCTAAGTTGAAGACGCAAGTGTTTAAGATGGGTCGAGCAACACCAGTGGAGGTGTGAGATGAAAATTCATGAACTAAAATTAGACAACGAGTATTTTGATGACGTTGAGAGCGGTTTAAAAACATTCGAAATACGCAAGAACGACCGAAATTATAAGGCTGGCGACTTATTAGCCTTGTCTCGTTTTAAAAACGGCCACTATTTTGCAACCAGAGATGGGTTCTATCTAAAAAAAGAGAACGCTGAACAAATTGTATCTTTAAATGAAGCAGACACGATTCTGATGGAAGTGGCCTACATTACCGACTACGAACAAAAAGACGGTTATGTCGTAATGGGTATCAAACCATATTTAAGGTATGTTAGTGCAGATTTAGAAGACTAGGTATGTTAAAACGCAATGTAAGAAAGGCGATCATGGCAGATAGGATAGATAGTATTTTGAGAGACTACTTTTCTGGTCGTCTCGATTTAAAAATTAGACAACGTGAGTACGAGTTGCAAAACGATACTGGTCCAGTTGACGAAAACATCGGAGGAGGTCGCGCGCAGAATAAGCAAGCTAGACCATTAGATGACATGATGATACGCTTGGAAAGCGACAAGACACTGCAGATGCTAATTAAGCAAAAGGAAGATGTCAAACGCTGGATAGCGACATTTGAACCTGACAAGCAGAAAGTGGTTGCGTATTATTATGCAAGTAAGTCTGTCACGTGGGTAAAGGTAGCGCAGCAGTTTCACATCGGAGAAAGTACAGCGAAGTCTTGGCGGGTGGAGGTTAAGCACATTTTAGGAGCAGTATTATAGACAGATGTATATTACGAGCTGTTTTATGGCTTTTTATACATAAAAACAGGTGTAAATTAGTATTATCGAAAGATTAAACAAAGCGGGTTATTGCTCATCCCTAAAAGCATATTTGGGAGCTGGTTAGTAAGACACCGGTACAGAGTGAGCCAGCACCCAAATTTGGTCATATAGCTCAAATGGTAGAGCGCTGGAGTGAAGTCCCAGAGATTGCAGTTCAATTCTGTGTGTGACCATTCGCCTGACGAGGTGGTATAATACGATACAGATTTTATCTAAGTTGCTACTTCATTTGAAAGCGACTTCATACTAGTTAGGTAATTTCTGGGGTGAATGTATGGCAACGCGTCAGGTTCGAGTCCTGATCATTCACATTGCACTGCACCGGTGCATAAAAACGAGACGTGTGGCGGAAAAGGTAAAGCGAGACAACTAGAACAATCGAAAGTCTTAAAACTGTGGGGTGCAAATCCTCACCACGTCTTTGGCAGGTTGCGCAAGAGCGCCCCAGAATTTGAGTCGTTTTGGGTTAGAAATATCGGTTACAGGGTGCGACTCCCTGTCCTGTCGTTGCGGAAACGCAAACACAACTTAATGACCAGCTTGCCTGCCGGTCGTACATAACCAAAGAAATTGTGATAAAATAGATTTTAGTCACATTTGATTTTTTTATTTGGAGAACATCATGAATGAAGACGATTTGAGACTTATTAGGCGGTCCACTCGATCGGCAGAAGTAAATACACGACAAAAAAAGATGCCAAAAAAACGGGGAACATTGCAGCGTCAAAAGGCGCGTACTGAGCTGTTTGAGAATAAGAATATTAATTACCAAAAACATATGCGTGAGTTTTAGGTAACAAACACTAACACCTTAACGGGTGTTTTTTTATTGGAGAAAATCATGGATGAAGAGACAAAGACACGTTTAAGGCATATCCGTAACGCGACCAAAGTGAACAAAGAACACGCTGAAAATACTAGATGTCAGAGTGTTGAACGGCATGAACGTTCCAGAGCGCAAGTGAAAGCAGAAATTTACGACAACAGGAATATTAATTATCGTAAACACGTGAGGTTTTAAGTATGGCGTATTTTAAATGGACCAGTGAATATAGGGCATTAGTCAAAAGGTTATATGAGCAGGGGTTAAGCACGCGTCAAGTTGTTAATTACTTCTTTGACAACTACGGCTTGAATGTTAGTTGGCGGTCAGTGCAACGATATCGTGGTGTTCAAACGCAATCAAACGCAATCAAACGCAATTCAAATGCTTTCGAACGCAATAAAGTTAAGGATATTACACGTGGCACTGAAATCGTGCTTAACAAGGACGGCAGCCAATCATCATCGACAACATTGCAGATGACTAGCGAACAAGCCAAAGACCCTGACTTCGTATTAAGAGCGCACGGGTTTAATCCTGATGATTGGGACATCATTTCGGCCCGCAATAACTTCTGGCAACAGAATAGCCAAGAGAATGGCCTAATTGATTTGTATCAATCTAAGATCACGGTTAAGCCTAAAGTTGACAACGACATCAAGCGAGCAGTTGAAGTATTAACGCATGAAATTAAACCACTTCGCGTTGAAAGCCACATCGACCCTGGTCGACAAAACAATCTTGTTATCCCATTGGCTGATTTGCACTTCGGTATTTTAAAGATAGATCATATTCAGGACAAGATTGCCGAATTGCTAGATATTATCAGTTTGGGTTATAAGACGATTGTTATTGAAGTGATTGGTGACACGTTGCATAGTGACAAAATCAATAGTACAGAAACGGTATCAGGCACGATTTTAGAAGACGTTAATATGCCGAATGCGATTGATGAAGCCATGACGTTTATGGAGACGATTGTGACTGCGGCTTTGAAGCATGCTAATTCGGTCTATATTAAATCAGTTGGCGGTAATCACGACTTTGATATGTCGTATATGTTCATGCTTTGGGTTAAGGAACACTTTAAGCAAGCCAAGGTTGATGTGAACAACAACTACCGCACAGCATTCTTATTAGACCATGTGCTTATCTCAATCCAACACGGCGACGTGAACAAGCGTATTCCGGGACAGATATTAGCAACTGAACACAAACACATGTGGGGTGTAGCTAGTACGGTTGAAATCCACACAGGACATCTTCACTTTGACAAGACGATTGATGAGAACGGCGTGATTATCCGACAGTTCTCAACCCCTAAACCGACCGACAGTTGGGAAAAGAAGAATGCATTTGTTGGGTCAAGCAAGTTGTTACATGCGTTGGTTTATAGTGACGACCGATTGAAAGTTGAGCACTTTATCTAATACTCGTTGAAAGGAGGTGCCGAGATGACATGAAATTAACACCAAAACAAAAGAAGTTTGCAGATGAGTATATCAAGACTGGAAACGCAACGCAGTCAGCAATTGAAGCGGGGTATAGTAAGAAGACAGCAGCAGTTATTGGAGCTGAAAACTTAATAAAACCTAATATTAAATCGTACATAGCCGAACGCATGGATAAAATCGCATCAGACCGCGTTATGGGCTACACAGAAGCCGTTGAACTGCTAACTAGTATAGCCAGAGGTGAGTTAATGGAGACGGTCGTAGTAGGCACTATGGACGGTGTAGAGACGGTCGAAAAAGAAGCGGATATCAAGACACGTATCACAGCTCTTAAAGAGATACTTAAGCGCTACCCAGGTAACGATAAGTTAGTTGAACAACAGGTGCGCAAGTTGACTGCAGATGCTGACATGGCAGAAGCAAGAGTAAGGTTGATGAACGATGATCGAGTATCAAGTGATGCAAAAATTGTGATTGTCGACAGTTGGGGTGATGAAGATGACACCAACGATTAATATCCAGCAAGAGGTACAACCCCACTTTAAGGATGTATGGGTTGGTAAACAGCCTTATAACATTCTGTACGGTGGCCGTAACTCATTCAAGTCATCAGTCGTAGCATTAAAACTAGCACGCTTGATGATTGATCAGATTGTACATGGTCGCAAGGCTAACATTGTGGTGATTAGAAAAGTGGGTAACACGATACGTGACTCAGTCTTCCAAAAGATACAGTGGGCTTTGAAGAAGTTCGGTATGATGGGACGTTTTTCAGCTACTGTATCACCGTTTAAGATTACTCATAAGCAAACAGGGTCAACATTTTATTTCTATGGTTCAGATGACTTTCAGAAGTTGAAGTCAAATGACATCAATGACATTATTGCCGTGTGGTATGAAGAATCAGCCGAATTCCAAAACGCTGAAGAATTTGACCAGACAAACATCACATTCATGCGACAAAAGCAAAAGGATGTGCCACACGTTAAATTCTACTGGTCGTATAACCCACCACGTAATCCCTATGCTTGGATTAATGAGTGGGTAGCAGAAAAGAGAGGTGATCCTAATTATCTGGTTGATTATTCAAGCTATCTTGACGATGAATTAGGGCTATTAAAGGCTAATGGTGGTCAAATACTTGATGAAATCAACCGTATTAAGAACAATGATTATGAATACTATCGTTACATCTATCTAGGTGAAGCGGTTGGTTATGATAGCAATGTTTATAACATTGACTTATTTAAGCCACTTGATGAATTGCCGAGTGATGATCCATTGCGTTATGTTGCTTACTCATTAGATGGTGGTCACTCGCAGTCAGCAACTACTGTATCACTGTACGGCATCACGCAAAAGGATAACGTCATCTTATTAGATACGTTGTACTACTCACCGTCTGGCCAAACGGTTAAGAAGTCACCAAGCCAATTAGCCAAGATGGTGTATGAATGGATCGTGAAACAAAACAAGGATCCACGTTGGGGGCATGTTGAAGTCATTAAGCGCACGATAGATAGTGCTGAAGCAGCATTAAAAAATCAGTATGCCGTGGACTACGGTATTAGTTGGCATCCGGTAGCAAAAAAGAAAAAGCAAGAGATGATAGATTATGTTCATTCGTTAGTAGCGAGTGGGCGTTTTTATTATCTTAAGACACCAACCAATGAAATATGGTACGTACAACATCGTGATTATCGATACGATGACAAGACAATTAACACCGATGACCCTAAAGTAATCAAGGAAGATGACCACACCGTGGATCAAACACAATACTTTGTGCTTGATAATGCTGCGTTGCTTGGTCTCAAATACTAGGAGGCTACATGAAGCTACTAGATAGAATTAAAACAATGTTTAAGATAGGAGGCGCACAAATGGGCGTTGTAAGTTCACTGAATAGCGTATTAGATCACCCAAAAATTAATGTGTCACCTGGTGAGTATGAGCGTATCAAGAAAGACTTGATCTATTTCAGGGGTGAATATCCAGATGTAAGATACAACAACACATCAAGACAATCAAAGAGCCGACCGTTTCAGCCGTTAAATGTGGCCAAGGTCGTCGTTCAACAACAGGCATCTATCCTTTTCAACGAGAAGGCAACATTTGCTATTGAAGGGAACGATAATGCCGACAAGTTTGCACATGATGTGCTAGATGCAAATGATTTCAATAAGTCGTTTGAGCGTTATCTTGAAAGCATGTTGGCTTTGGGTGGCTTAGCTATGCGACCTTATGTGTCGGGTGATGAGATTAAAATCGCTTATGTTCAAGCGCCTGTATTCTTTCCATTGCGTTCAAATACGAATGACGTGAGTGAAGCAGCAATTGCTACCAGAACAACGCAAGTTGAAAAGGGACATAATGCTTACTACACACTGCTGGAGTTTCACTACTGGGACGACAAAGGCTTGTATCACATCGATAACGAGTTGTATCGGTCAGATGAAGTGAACGTAACTGGTGTTCAGGTACCATTAACCAATCTCTATGACGATTTGGAACCAAGTGTGACACTTGCTGGTCTAACACGACCAATGTTTATTTACCTCAAGCCGTTTGGATTCAACAACAAGGATATTACTAGCCCGCTGGGTCTATCTATATATGACAATGCACGGCCAACACTTGACCAGATTAACACAGCCTATGATCAATTCTTTTGGGAGTTGAAAATGGGACAAAGACGTGTGGCTGTACCTGAAGGAATGATCAGTGTCCGTGTGTCTGAAGGTGGGGAACGACAAGAAACGTTTGAGGCGGACCAGAACGTTTTCATTGGCATGGGTGCGGGTGTTGATGAGATGAAAGTCACCGACTTAACCACACCAATTCGTGCAGACGACTTCATCACGAGTATCAATCAATTCTTGAAGACACTTGAGATGCAGGTCGGGTTATCAGTGGGGACATTATCGTTTGACGGACAAGGGTTGAAGACCGCCACCGAAGTCGTGAGTGAAAACTCAATGACTTATCGGACACGAAACAGCCATCTAAATAACGTTGAGCGGGCTGTACAAGAGTTAATCGTGACGATTTTGGAGTTAGGTAAGGTATTTGGTCTTTACGAAGGTGACGTACCAACATTAGATGACGTTCGTGTTAGCTTTGACGATGGAGTTTTCTTGGATAAGACAAGCGAACTTGCTTATTGGAGTCAAGCTGCTGCAGGCGGGCTAGTTTCTAAGCGCTATGCCATGAAGAAGTTGTATCGCGATTTGAGTGATGAAGAATTAGACACCATGATTGCAGAAATTAATCAAGAACAGCAACCGCCATTGTCTAATGTTGATGCTGGTATGTTTGGTAATTAGTTATGGCTAAGAAAATACCAAACAATGATGATCAAATGACGTTAGGGGCATCGCTATTAGGTGATTTGTATGAAGAGATTGCCCAAGAGTTAATGCTACGTATGATTAAACGCATGATTGAACGTGGTGCGGTTGATTTAGCAGAAAATCCGTATGTATGGCAGTTACAAAAGTTGCAAGACATGCACATGCTCAATGCTGAAAATATCGCCTATATCAAACAGCAAGTTGGTGTTGCTGACGAATTGATTGACGAAATACTGGTCAATGAGGGCATCACGGTTTATCAAAAGACTGCTGATCAACTCGCTAACGATTTAAACCAGCCAGCACCAAGTAATGATGTTCACCAAACACTTGAAGCGATTGCAGCACAAACAACAGCAGATTTAGCAAACTTTGTTAATGAAAGTCTGTTGTCTAAGAATTTGGGTGTCAATCCAGCAATGATTGCTTATCGACGTATGATTACTAAAGCCGTTGTTAATGTAACGACTGGTGCTATGAGTACACAGCAAGCCTTCTCTAAGTCAGTAGAACTTGCACTGGCCAAAGGTATATCATCATCGTTCAAAGACAAGGGTGGACGTAACTGGCGCTTTGACAGCTATGCTCGTATGTTAATGCAGACAACAACGTACAAGACGTACAACATGATGCGGACACAAGCGGCCGATGAAATGGGTGTGTCAACATTCCACATGAGTTCACACAAGGCAGCGCGACCAGCATGTGCACCGATTCAAGGACGCATCGTCACCAAACAACCCAAGGGTTTCAATAGTGAAATTGGTTATGTGCCGTCACTATACGAACATGATTGGGGAGAAGCGGGTGGCACTCTAGGTGTTAACTGTCACCACGTTCTGACACCATTTATTATTGGGGTGAATGAGTTACCTGATGAAGATATACCGTCACCAGCAGATGCTATTGCCAATGGTAAAGAGCAAGCGAAACAGCGGGCGTTTGAACGTGAAATTCGTGATGCTAAATATCATCTGGAAGCAGCAAAGCTACTAAAGGACAAAGATTTAATTGATAAGTACCGTCAACGTGTTAGATCATTGCAAAGTGGTATCAGGGAATTGCTTGATCAGCCTGGTAATGACTTCTTAAGTCGTGACTATTCGAGAGAAAAGGCGTTTAAAGATGCGAAACGAATTGAAGCATTGAAAAATACGATGACGAATTAACCCACGGGGACCCGAACATGTCCCCGTTTATCAAATAAACCGTTCTTTTTTCATGCACAAAATCCATGGCAGGGGTGACTGCCGGAACAACACCTGAGGAAAGTATATGAAAACAGAAGATTTAACTGCGATTGGTTTGACAAAGGAACAAGTCGATAGCGTTTTTAAGTTACATGGCCAAGAAGTGAACGACCTGAATGCTCAAGTATCAACATTGACTGCTGAACGTGACGGTTATCAATCACAGGTGGATGATGTCACAACAAAACTCAATGATGCAAAGGCGGCAGCAGGGAACAATCAAGAATTGACATCTCAGTTGCAACAATTGCAATCAGACTTGGACTCAGCCAAGCAAGAAGCAGAAAATCGTGTCTCACAAACAAAAGTGGACTATGAGTTGAAGCTTGCTTTGAAGGAAAACGGTGCTTTGAACGATAAGGCCGTGTCAGCATTATTAGATCGTGATGTTATCAAGTTGGACAAGGAAGGTAAGATCACTGGTTTGTCTGAACAAATCGAAGCAGTAAAGACTGAAAATCCATTCTTGTTTGAAACGCAGGCTGACCCAGTCAAGCCAAAAATTGTAAATGGTGGTAATCCAAACCCTAATCCTGGTGGTTCAGGAAAGGCGCTGGCGGATTATACCTACAAAGAACTGTCGGATTTGAAGTCAAACAACCCGACAGAATATCAAGCCCTATTAGGAGGTAATTAAATATGACAACTACAGTATTAGCAAACTTGATCGACCCAGAGGTAATGGCCGATTTGATTGAAGCGCAACTGCCAAAGGCGATTAAGTTCAGTGCAATTGCACCGATTGATACAACTTTGGTCGGGGTGCCTGGATCAACACTAACTGTCCCATCATACAAGTATATTGGTGATGCGGATGACGTTGCTGAAGGCGCAGCAATTGAATATTCAAAGTTGGAACAAACAAAGCGCACGATGACGATCAAAAAGGCAGCAAAGGGTGTTGAAATCACCGATGAAGCCGTCCTGTCTGGTTTGGGTGATCCAGTTGGTGAAGGACAACGTCAAGTACGTATGGCCATTGCCTCAAAGATTGACAATGACATCCTTGCCACAGCATTAAAGGCACCATTGAAGCTCACTGCAGACATTGATTTAGACTTGATCGACAAGTTGGAAGCAACGTTCACAGATGCGCCTGATGCCATCGAAGATAACAACATCTCAACAACTGGTGTTTTGTTCGTGTCTTATAAGGATGCTGCTAAGTTGCGTAAGTTGGCTGGCCAAGACTGGACACGACCAACACAACTTGGCGATGACATCTTGGTTAAGGGCTTGTTCGGTGAATTATTGGGTTGGGAAATCGTTCGCTCAATGAAGTTAGAACAAAACCAATTCGTTGCCGTTAAGCCTGGTGCTTTGAAGACTTACTTGAAGCGGGACATCTTTGCTGAAGTTGGTCGTGATATGGATCATAAGTTGACGAAGTTCAACGCTGATGAACACTATGGCGTAGCTATCTACAACGATGCCTTGCTTGTCGCATCGACGACAGTACCATCTGCCTAAGGAGGTGAACCATGACTGATCGATATAAGGTAATCGTGCCAGAATTTGCTGATGCAAAAGCGAATGGTGTTATCCGTAAGCAAGGCGACTTGATGCCGGTAAGCACACCAAAGTCACGAATTAATGAATTACTCGGGGATCACAATGACGGTCGTGATGAACGACTTCAAGGGTCACCAATTATTGCACTGGTTGAGGAAGAGACTGCCGAAACGGTTGAACCAGAACCAGACAATACTGACGAAACCAAATAGTTTCCAGATGGGGTGAGATGCCCATTAGGAGGTCTTTATGTATTTAAGTAAAGAGGAATATGCCGCATTAAATCTAGGGACAGTGCCTGATAATTATGATCAACTCGAAAGACGTGCCGAGATTGAATTAAATCGTATTACACGGTCATTCTATCTGACAACGGATTTAATTACTGATGTTAAGTGGCGCCGTGAGCCGTTTAAATTAGCCATGGCGTTTCAGATTAACCATATGTATACAAGCAAGCTGACAACAGCACAGGCGGTGGCTGATAAGCCCGTGAGCGTATCTCAATCTGTTGGTGGGACATCAATTAACAAATCATTTGCTAAGCCAACAACTGACGAAGCAAGCGTTTTGTCACTAGATGCAAAGCAAGCGTTATATGGGACAGGTTTACTGTATTCGGGGGTTTCTTATGCTTGATAACCCCGATGAGAGTTTTTTGATCCATCAGATTGAAGTCGCAAAGTCTGAATTGAATGACTATGATACGCAAGTTTATCTTGAGTCTGAAACAATTGCGCATGTTCGAGTAGATGAACGAGAAGTATACAGCGGTAGTGGTTCGCAACGTCAAAAGGTCGCTAATGCCACGATCTATATTTACGCCTTTAATCAACCAGGACGAGTAATTGATGATACATGGCTTGACGCCAAAGTTACCTTTCACGGAAAAGCGTACCTGGTTAAAAGTATCAATACTTATAGTCAAGTTGGTGTCGATGAAACCTACTCATGGGAGTTAGGGGTGATTTAATGGCTAATACAAAAATCACAATCGACTTGAGTGGTGTTAACAAGAAGATTAGCCAGAGGGCATTTCAGCGTGGTCAGTCGGCAGTAGCCAATCAGGCGTTACTTGATATGTCGGTCTACGTACCAAGCCGTCACGGCGAATTGAGAGCTTCTGGGTATGCAACAAGCAACAGTGTTCAATGGTCAACGGTTTATAGTCGCGCGCAATTCTACGGCACCAACGGCATCGTTAAGTTTAAAAAGTATACCGTAAAGGGAACTGGTAAGCGCTGGGACACGAAGGCTAAAAAGTTACACATGGATGACTGGAAGCGAGCATTTAAGAAGGGAGTAGGGCTGTAATGGCAAATGACTTTGTTGAGCAACTGAAAAATAGAATTAAATCATTGACAGCCCTGCCTGTTAGAGTGGGTTATTTGAGTGATGAGCCAATGATTGCCATTTATTCATTACCAGGTGGCAGTATTACCGGCGGTTTCATGAATGGTGATATCGAAAGTAATTTGAACTACGAAATTGCAATTCAACATCATGATAACGAGATTGCTATTGCTCAAATGTGGAAAATTAACGAGTATTTAAGCGATTTTCACACTTTAATCGAGAGCGGTAATGGTTCTTATGACTTTGAGGAGCTAAAGGTCGATAAGCCGTACCTAGATGAACGTGATGAACAAGGCATGTTCACACATAAGTTAAGTTTAACCGCAACAATAATTGACAAAAAGGAGAATAACTAATGTCAAAATCAAAAAACGCATTACGTCAACACTTTATTGCCCCATGGAAGAAGGGTGATACAACAGCACCAAGCACCGATGAAGCATTTTTACCACTAGCAAAATGGATTGCAACTGTCAGTGATGCATCGGATGAAGATACATCAGATGATGGGTATTATGACGGTGACGGCACGCCTGAAAAGGTTGTTAATTCGGTCACGCTGGGTTACTCATTTGAAGGGTCATACGACAATGAAGATCCCGCACAAAAGATGATTGCGGATATGCGCACTAAGGTGGGTGATGATCGCAAGGTTTGGTTTAAGGTGATTTCAGCCGCTGGTGATGAAACATGGACCGGTGTGGCCGTTGTTTCTGAAATTGTTGCGGGTGATGGCGATGCCACAGAATGGGAAGCATTTAAGGCTACCGTAACTTACATCAAGAACCCGACGATTACTAAGTCTACGACACCTGCTGCATAACTTTGGCGTTTTCGCCGTACATACAAGAAAGAGGAAATAACATGATCAAAATTAAGCTAAATACCAAGCAAACAGTACCGGTTGAATTGGGTCCAGTAACATTTGAAGTTGATGCAACCGATTCAGGACTTGACCGTATCAAGAAAGTATTCCTAGGTGCTCAAAAAAAGATTGCAGAAATTGATGATAATGCAACCTTTGAACAAGTGATGGTCATTATTGAACCCATTATGGATGAAGCCTTTGAAACTGGTGTATTTCGTAAGGTATACGATTATACAGGCAGCATGGCAATTACAATGGGTGCATTCGCACAAGCTATTGATGGCGTTCATACTGAAATGAATAAGCGATCAGGCTTGGATAAGTACATCAAGTAGTATGAGGTTAAATGAGCAACTGACTGACATTATTGCGTTTGACGGACACCAGTATGAATTAAATATGTCATTCGATAATGTATTAACGTTGTTTGATATGTTAGCTGATGATGAATTAACTGAGTTTGAAAAATTGAACGGCGCAATCATTTTATTGATTGGTCATGATATTGAGGTTGATTGGCAGACTAAGCAGGATATTTTTGAAGCGGTGTTCAAACAAGCGATTAATAGTACATCCGACGATGATGTTTCGTATGATTTAGCTGGTAATCCCATGCCGAACGGCCCAAGTGAACAAGAAAAAGATTTTGATTTAAAGCAAGATGCAGATTTAATATTTGCATCTTTTTTGTTTGACTACAAAATCGACCTTTTTGAACAACAAGGAAAGATGCACTGGAAAAAGTTTATCGCGCTTTTAAATAATCTATCCAGTGAGACCCCATTATCTCGCATTCGAGAAATACGAAACTATCAGCCTAGTAAGCATGACTCAGCTGAGTACAAGGAGAAGATGCAGAAATTAAAGCGTCGTGTGGCGCTAAGAGAGGAGGGAGATTATGGCTGATGGCAGAGTTGTTATTGATATTGATGCTAATGGATCGCAGGCCATTGGCGAAACTGAGAAAGTAAAGAAGTCGTTGTTTGGTCTTGGACCAGCGGCCGAAAAGTCAAATGGCGGGTTTGGTTCGATTGTAAAAAGTAGCGCACTGTTTGGGACTGTTGCAGGCGCAGCAATGGCAGTTGTTACTGGCGGTATCAATGCTATGAAGAGCAGTCTTGGTGGTGCAGTAGCACGGTTTGATACTTTGAATGCCTATCCAAAGGTTATGGCTCAAATGGGCTACTCAACCGATGACGTTACCAAGTCTGTCGGCATCCTTAAAAAGGGTGTTGACGGACTACCAACATCATTGCAAGACTTGACCAAAAGCGCTCAGGGCTTTGCAATTCTAGAAAAGAGCGCGACAAAAGGTGCTGAAACAGCAACCGCTTTGAATGATGCGTTTCTTGCATCGGGTGCTAGTGCTGGGGATGCATCTCGTGGTGTTGAACAATACTCACAGATGTTAGCAAGTGGCACAGTTGACTTGCAGTCATGGCGTACTTTGCAAGAAACAATGCCTTATGCCTTGACAAAAGTTGCCAACTCGTTTGGTTTAACTGGTAAGAGTGCTGAACGTGATCTGTACGCTAAGTTGAAGGCTGGTCAAATTACCGTTGATCAATTAAACGCACGATTTGTTGAGCTTGACGGTGGTGTGAACGGCTTTGCTAACACGGCGCGTACAGCATCTGGTGGCATTGGGACTTCATTTACCAACATGAAGAATGCCGTTGTCAACGGGTTAGCAAACATGCTGACAGCAATTGATAACGGATTAAAAAATGCCGGAATTGTCAATGGTATTGCTGGTATATTTGACCAAGCCAAACGAGCTATTATTTCATCGTTTGCTGTCATAAATAAAGTTATTCAAACAACCATACCGATTATTATTGATATATTTAAAAAGCTTTACCCTGTTGTTAAAAACTTAGCGCCATTGATTGCTGGTCTTGGTGGGGGATTTATCGCTGCTAGTATTGGGGTCACCGCATTTGTTAAAGCAGCAAGCGGTATTTCAACAGTTCTGGGAGCGATTTACAAGCATCCAATTCTTGCAATGATTGTATTGCTTGCAACTGCGTTTTATGAAGCATATGTAAACATCAAACCGTTTCATGACTTTGTTGACAAATTAGTTAAGAAACTGGGGGATCTTGCAACTCAAGTTCCAAAAACAACTGGTGGCTTGGCCGGATTAAAGGCGGTTTTTGGATTTCTTGGCGGTGCTATGGGTGTAGGAGTAGTTATCGCTGGAATTTCGAAGTTTAAAAACGGGTTGAAGTCTGCACAAGATGTTCTTTCCAAAACGGCAAGTCCGCTTGAAGCTGTTAAAAACGGTGTTGGGGGAATTGGCAAAAAAGCAGGGGGTGCTAGCCCTAAATTGATGGGAATCGCAACTGCAATTCTAGAAATAGGCGCTGGTGTTGGCATTGCCGCTACCGGTTTAGGAATTATGGCATTTGGTTTTTCTTCATTAGCAAAGACCGGAAGCGATGGATTATTAGTTATCGGTGCAATGGTTCTAGCAATTGTTAGTATAGCTGGTGCATTTGCACTGCTGAGTCCAGTATTGACAGCCGGTGCTGTTGGGATCGGTGTTTTCGGTGCTGCTATTCTAGCAATAGGAATCGGAATAGGTATCGCTTCATTTGGTTTGTCAGCGTTGATAACAGCAATAGACAACACAAATCTAAGTTTTTCACAAATAATCAATACTATGGCAGTTGTCGGTATTGGATTTGCTGAGATGCTTACAGGTTTTGTGACTACACTAGCAGATAACATGCCGATAATTTCAGCAAGTTTATTGAACATGTTGGTTAGCTTCCTAGCTCAACTTGTGGTTTATACACCTATTATCACGCAACAATTCATTCAAATTATTTTGAGTTTCCTAAATACAATTACAAATAATATTCAGCCTATTTCAATAGCTGTAACGAATATGTTGGTTGCTATGATGACAGCGGTAGCAACCAATGCGCCAACGTTGATTGCAGCGTTTACCAATATGGTGATTGCTATACTTCAGTCATTAACTGATAACATGCCTAATTTTGTTAAAGCTGGTGCGGATTTCTTGATTAGTTTGTTGAACGGTATCGCGCAACAAATGCCTAGAATTATTGATTCTGGTGTTAATGTTATCTTGTCATTCATCAACGGTATCGCTAACAATTTAGGGCGAATTATCCAAGCTGGAATTGATTTAATAGCAAAATTTGTTATGGGAATTGTCAACGCAATGCCACAATTAACTTCTATAGCATTACAAGCTGTATTTAAGTTCGTTTATGGGGTTGGCAATGCACTCGGCCAAGTTATGGGGTCTGGTAGACAGTTACTATCAATATTTGTGCAAGGAATTATGAACGGTTTTGGACAAGCTCAAAGTTCTGGTAGCGGAGCTTCAAATGCCGTTATGCGGGGTATTCAAAGTATCAGCTTATTCAGAGCTGGTGCCGCTATTATGCAAAGTTTTTTGGGTGGTTTACAAAGCATGTGGGGTAGCATCACATCATTCGTTGGTGGCATCGCTTCGTGGATCAAGCAACATAAAGGCCCAATTAGTTACGATAAAAAGTTATTGATACCAGCCGGTAAGGCGATTATGACTGGTTTTGGTAATGCATTGAACGATCACTTTGCTGATGTTAAGACGTCAGTATCATCATTTGCAGGACAAATATCAGACGTTATGGCCACTGGTATTGATAACAACGCCAACACGGTTGTTAATGCGATGAGCAACATGGTTGATTCAGCTATCTCAGCTGTTCAAGATGCCGACATCGCTGGTTCAGTTCAAGATGCTTTCAATGTCTCACCGCAAGTATCAGCGTTGCTTGGTGGAAAGTTCACAGCTGAAGGCTCTATTGCATCAGCGGGTGGCGCACAGGCCAACGCAATCAATACAACCAACTCAAGCACACAAACGCATGTACAAAACATTACGTTCGGTCAAGTTGTGTGGAACGGAAAAGATGACATCCAAAAGACACTTGAAGACTTGGGATGGCAAGATAATATCAACAGGAGAGGGGCGATGGCATAATGGCACAAGGCGTTGTAACGTTTGCTGGTAAATCATCAAATACTTACGGCATGCGATTGCTTGCCAAAATAACATTTGAAACACCAGAGCGTGATTATGATGAAATTGAGGTGCCTGGGCGTAACGGATCACTTCTGATTGACCGTGGTCGGTATAAGACGATTGGTCGTGACTTTGATTTTGTCATTACAAAACTAGCAAGTTACCCAAGTATCGAAGCACAGTTGAACAGCATTTCAAACTGGTTGAACAGTGCAAAAGGTTGGCAGGATTTAACTTTTGATGGTGATCCCGACTATACCTATCGAGCAGCAATCACAAGCTCACTTAATTTTGATCGTGAGTCACCAAATCGAGCAACAGGGACGATTTCGTTTATCGTTCATCCGGTAAAATTTTTAAACACTGGTCGAAATTCAACGGCAGTAACATCAGGTTTAACACTTGTTAATCCGTATGCGATTGAGAGCTTACCAAAAATAACAATTAACGGCACAGGCGGTGGCACATTCAACTTTGGGTCAACCGCTTTTCGTTTGCAAAACATCACAACAGGTATTGTGATTGATGTTCAAAATCAGTCAGCTATCTCACTTAATGACGGCTTACCAGCATATAGCCAGGTATTGACGTACCCCTTTCCAACTTTAGTGCCAGGGGACAATAAAATCACGTTTCCGGCAGGCTTTAGCATGTCGATCATTCCAAACTGGGGGGTATTAGTATGAGCAGTCCAATTATTTTTGAAAAAGGTACACGAGACTTCTCGACACTTGGTTTGGGGTTATTGTCTGATGCTATTCAAGCAACCACAACCGAAGAATTAAATGGTCAATTCATCTTTGAAATGGACTATCCAGTTTCTGGAAATAATGCTGATTTGATCAGAGAAAATCGCATCATTGTTGTTAACTCGGGGCATATTTTAAAACGTCAAGGATTCATTATCCGTCAGATCGTTCGCAAGATTGATTTGACAATGACCGTTTATGCTGAACATGTCAGCTATGCAACGCTCGATGTTGCTTTGGCACCGATGGGGACTATTTCTGGGGATGCGAAAACAGCGCTTGAAAATTGGAAAAGGATGCTGGTGCCAGCTGTTGATTTCACAGTTGATTCTGATATCCTAACTACCAATTCTACATCGATCGGCGCACCAGAATTTGAAACAGCCCGACAAGGGTTAGGTGGCCATGCAGGATCAATTCTTGATGTGTGGGGTGGTGAGTATCAATTTGATAACTGGCATATCCGACTGTTAAAACAGCGTGGTAAGTCTGCTAATGCGATTATTGCCTATGGCCGAAACCTTATCTCGTTTGAACAAGATACTAATATTGCAGACACGTACACATCTGTCTATCCGTACTATCAAGAAAATTCTGGCGATGATGGGAATAAAACCCATTTTCTTCCAGAGCGAACGGTTGATAGTGAATTTGTTGGAAAGTATCCTAACCCAAAAGTCTTGATGTTGGATTTATCAAATAAGTTCAAAGATGTTGCTGACTATTCAGAAACTAAGCTTAGAAATTATGCGCTATCGTATATCCAGTCAAACAACATCGGTGTGCCTAAAGTCAATATGAAAATATCGACTGTCGATTTATCAAGAGCAACGGGTGGTTTTTCAGAAGATATTGATCTAGGCGACACGGTTAACGTTTACTTTGAAAAGCTTGGGATTACAACATCGGCAAAAGTTATCAAAGCTGTTTGGAATGTCTTGTCAGATGATTACGACAAGTTTGAAATTGGAGCTAGACGGGCATCACTAACTGAAAGCATTTCAGAATTAGCAACAACAGCTGACGAGAATGCCAACAAAGCATTAAATCAAGCGTTGGTTGCGCTACAAAGTGCAGACGGTAAGTCGACCATTTATTATCTCAACAGTAGTGATCCATGGCCAACTAATCCAAATGAAAACGATACAGCTTTCGTCAAAGATGGCGAAAACAGTATTATGTATCGCTACATGTTCAACAACGATACAGGCATGTTCAGTTGGGTCAAGATATTAGACTCGATGTCTGCTGATCAAATCAAGCAACGCGTGAGCGATGCTCTGGAATCAGGGAAGGCATACAGTGACCAACTAGTGGCCGACAACGTAGCACAGGTTAACGCAGTGTTAGATGACGTACAAGCCAAGCAAGCCGACCTAACAGCCCAACAAGCTGAGTTGGAGACCAAGGCACAGGGTTATGCAGATAAGGCACTTGCTGACGCTAAGGCTAACACTTTGGCCACAGCCACACAAACAGCTAAGGACGCACAGGACGCTTTAGATAGCGCTAAAACAGACTTAACAACTAGCCTTAACAAAGAGGTAACGGATAGGGCAAACGCAGTAACGGCCCTTGATACTAAGGCTAAGGGTTACGCTGACACCGCTAAAACGGATGCTATTAACGCTGCTACAACTGCTGATGGGGTCATTAACAAAAAGATTGATGATACGGCATCAAGTATCACTAGTACAATAAGCCAAAACAAAACGGATGCAGATGGCAAGATTACAACAGCCCAAAGCACGGCTACACAAGCGTTAAACGGGTTAGCTACTAAGGTTAGCCAGACAGTTTATGACGCCAAGACAGGCCAATTGCAGACCGACCTTAATACTACTACGACAACAGCTAACCAAGCTAAGACTGACATTGTGGCCATTAAGTCTGACAACACCAAGCAAGATGCCCGTATGACCACCATTGAAAGCGATGCCAATGGGACTAAGACAACAGTAAGTAACTTACAGACAGACCTAGGTAAGGCTAATGGCTCAATTACTACGCTACAACAGAGGGCTGATGGGTTTGATGCTACTGTTACTAAGGTCAATAGTATGGCTGTGGGTGGGCGTAACTGGTTACTTAACTCTAAAGCACCTAATAGTGCAACAGGTAATAACGCAACTAATCAAATTGTTATTGGTTACGGTTTGGCTAGTGGTATGAACTCAGGGAAGATGGTGTCTGATTGGGGTGCAGGTACCTATATCACTCTATCCTTCGATTGGGCTGTTACAGGCACAGTAACATCAGGTACCTTTATACCCCAGTTCTATCCCCAACCTTACTCACCGCTAGGCCCTCAGGTAATGGTATCAAGTACAAACACATCAGGCCACTACACAGGTGTAAAGGTTGTGGGTGCTGACTGGGCAGGTACCTCAGCACCAACCATAGACTTTAGGTTAGATGGTTTTCAGGGTGTGTTTACGGTATCAAACATTAAGTTAGAACAGGGTAACATGCCTACAGCGTGGACACCAGCACCAGAAGACGTAGACAGCGCAACGGCCAAGGCACAACTCACGGCCGACCAAGCTACAACTAGTCTAAATACCTATAAGTCTGACGCAGATGGGCGTATTAGCAAGGCGCAAGCGGACATTATCGTGAACGCCAACGCAATCACGCAAAAGGTCTCACAATCAGACTACAACGCTAAGACTGGTGACCTCACAACCAAGGTTAACACCGCCCAAAGTACAGCGGATAGTGCCACAAGCACGATTGGTGCCTATAAGACATCAAATGATGCACGTGTGGCTAGTGCTGAAAGTAAGATAACAGCCAACGCAACGGCTATCACAAGTAAGGTTAGCCAGACTGACTACAACACCAAGACGGGCCAGATTGATGGCCAAATTAGCACGATTAACCAGACCGCAGGTAAGATTAGCCAATCGGTTGCTGACGTAAATGGGCGTATTGATAATATCAGCGTTGGTGGGACTAACCTGTTACTAGGCAGTCAAGACTTTACTGGTACAGGTACCGAAAGGTGGGTAATAAGTGGCACTATCGTAGCCAATGCCTACCAAGGCTTATCAGCAGTACAATCAGCGGGCGCTTGGTCTGGTCCGAAGTACCAAGAAAGCAACCTAGTAGCCCGTTGGGGAGCGCTTGATACAACTAATACCTTTACTTTATCAGAATGGGTAAGAAACACCTCTACTACCCAAGTAGATATTAAGTTCTATGGTGATAATGTACAGGGCGGTGGGAAAACTGTAGCAACATTACCAGCCAACAGTGATTGGGTACGAGTATCAGCTCAATTTAAGTTTTTGGTAGCAACACCATCATCAGGTGCACGTATTAGGTTTGAACCTATAACGGGCGTAACAGGTGGCTACGTACAACACGCTGGGATGAAATTGGAGTCAGGCACATTAGCCAGCTCATACTCACCAGCACCCGAAGACACCGACAACAAGATTAGTATCGTGTCCCAAACAGTGGACAGCATCAGCAGTATCGTATCAGACCCCACAACAGGCCTAACTAAGCGGGTACAAACAGCTGAGGGTAGTATTAGCACCGTACAAAGCAACGTGAGTGACCTGCAAAGTAAGCAAACGCAGACGGCCAACGGACTAACCACCGAAATTAGCAACCGCCAAACCGGTGACACGAATACCCTGACCCAAGCTAAGGACTTTACGACAAGCTCAATTAGCAACAGTGAGAGTGGCATGAAGTCACTCGTTACCCAAACTAGTGACGCTATTTTAGCCCAAATTAGTAGCACGGGTGTTAGATACGTCCGCATTAACGGGCAAGGCAACCAAGATAATGCAGGTACTCACTTTATGAGGGTATCACTGTTTGACTCTAGCGGTAAGGACTTACTACTAGGAAAAACAGCTACAGTTAGTGGCCAAAACAGCCCTTACTTTGGCGGTAACAATGGTGGTAATGGTGCAACAGACGGTAATGTAAACACCTATAGTGCTATCTATCCTGAACCAAACGCAAATAACTTTATGGTTTATGACCTAGGCGCAGTAACATATACACCCCAAAAGTTTGAAGTTAAGATGTTGACTAATTATCGTACGTATAAAGGTGTTACCATCCAAGTATCACCAGATAATAAGTCATGGCGGACAATTCTACAAGAAAATGTTAAGTCTATATCTAATGATATTACTAAACCTGATACAACAATAAACTTAGGCGGTACGTCATCGGCTACTCAACTAGCCCTACTAAAGGATAACTGGTCTATTGGAATTGCTGACAATGCCGGGGCTATCACTAATGGAATTGTTGGTAACTCTACCAACATGTCCCTGATTAGTAACAACGTGGTGATTAACGCACCTAGCACTCAGATTAAGGGCACAGCTTGGATAAATAGCGCCATGATTGGTAACGGTGCTATAGGTACCGCCCAAATTGGTGACGCATCTATCACAAGCGCTAAGATTGCCAGCCTAGATGTGGCCAAGTTAACTGGTAACGTGTCCAACTTTATCCAATCTAACTGGAATGGCGTTTTTGCTTCTACGATGATTGATAACACAGGCATGTCGATTAACGGCGGTAATACTACGACTAAGTTCGATACAAGTGGGGCGCATTATTCAAACGGAAGTGGCATCAACGCCACATACTCATTCGGGAAGTGGAGTGATCAAAGTGGTAATGCGACAAGCTCGACCGGCTTGTATCTTGGTGCTACGGGTTCAGAAAATTCATTCATCAATATTTTAGGTACGAACGGTGCGGCTGCATTAGTTTTGGCTGGAACAGCTATGGACTTTGGTTCTAACTTAAACGTGCTACAAGGTGCTTTGAATGCGTACGTCAACGTCAATATACGTGAACGTTTGATGTTTAAAGCCAACAGATACGTAGGTGGTCAACCGTCTTATATTGAAGTAGATGAAATAAATCGTACTTTTAACTTCTTCACAGGAGGTGGGAGCGGTACAAACAAGGACTACTTCTACTTTAATCAGAATGTGATTAGTGCGGGAACGTTCAGTTCAACATCTGTTTTGTCGAAGAAGAATGTTAAAAGCGTTTATGACGAAGATGCCTTGGGTGAGATTGCTAAGACACAACTTGTTAACTTTGAGTATAAGAACCGAATAGGTCAAAATCACGTGTCACCAATTATCGATGATGTGAATAGTGAAAAGGAATACTACATTCCTAAGACTATTCTTGGTCAAGATAATGAATACGTGGATATGTACTCAATGATAAGCATGGCATGGAAGGCTATTCAACAACTCAACGAGAAAATAGGAGAGAAATAATGCAACCGGATATGGATAAGGCATCACAGAAACTTGCGTTACAGATTGCCAACTTGTCGTTTGAAAACGCTAAGTTAGCAGTATTGGTAGAACAGTTACAAGAACAAGCCCAAAAGGCTGAACAAGCAGAGGAGAAATAATTATGATGAACATTACAGTAGGCGACGCACAAGTATCATTCACAGCAGGAAAGTTAGCACTCAAGTATTTCACAGTGTCGTTCGATGCAGGAACATATCCTGACCGATTGAATGGTGCGGTACAAGTCACACCAGATGACGGCTTGACGATTATGTCAACCGAAGACGAAGTGGCACATGCTGCTAAGTTGAAAATTCAGGCGCTAGTCGCAGATGATGCACCAGTGGGTGCATGAGTATGGAAGAGATGATGGAATATTTGTTTGCAAACCTCAATGGGGCAACCGAAACGGCTGTCCTTTTTATTTTGGTCTTTTTTGACACATTTCTAGGCTCATTGTGGCGTAAGAAGAACAGTATTGCAAGAACGTCAAACGGTGGTCTAGGTGGCTTGATGACATCAGTGCCATTAGCCCTTATGCCTGTATCAATTTGGGCGTTCACGATTTTAATCTCATACGTGCCTGAACATCTAGGTGGACGTGACTTCACATTTCAACCAATTATCTTTGATGTCATCTCATTTGTAGTGACAATCATCATTGGTAATTACATGTTGAAGTCGATTTATGCAAACATGCAACTAGCTGGTATGGATATTCCACCATTCATTCAAAAGTGGGTTGAAGATGAATATCACGTGAAGTTGAAAAAGATGGCAGAAGAACCAGACGCCAAGAAAGTAGAGGATAATAATGGTTAA